GCACCTCGTCCGTCACCCCGTTTTCCCGCTTTTCCCGCACGAATACCACCTCGCCGCCGCACTTCCGCGCCAGCTTCCCGGCCTCGTGCTCGCTGTCAAATATCTTCGCGTCCTGCCAGCGCTCGCCCCACAGGCAGGTGGGCACCGGGCAGGTGCTTCGCATGGTGGCCAGCAGCCACATGCCGTCCTCGATTCTGCGTACGATGAACATGCTCTCTTACCGTCCTGTTTTACTTTGTCCGCATTGTGTCAAGGTCATAACGTCAAAAAAACACCGGCGCGGAGCTGCACGCCCCGCGCCTCAATCACATTCCGCGTCTCCCGCTGAAGGGGCGTCGAACGCCCGGAAATCTGTCCAGTGGACAGATTTCAGTGAGACGGGGCCGGCAGGCCCATGGGCCGGTTTTCCATCACAACAATACCGTCACGCCTCGCTCTGCCGCCTCCGTCCCGAGCTCCCATCCCTATGGGATGGAGAACTGTCCCCTGGGATTCCTATTCGTTCCCGCTCTGCGGCTCCTCCGGGATCGGGTTGCCGTTCTCGTCCAGCTCGCAGTAATCTTTCACCGCGCAGCCCTCCGCCGCATAGCCTTCCCCTTTGGGGACGGCGAGCGCCCGGGAAACAGCACTGTGCGCTGTTTCCAGCGAGGCGGGGCCGGTTAGGCCCTCTGTGGCAGCGCCATCGGCGCTGACGGATGAGGTCCCCGCCGCAGCGGGTTCTTCCTTCACCGCCCGCACGATGGCCGCGATGTACTCCTCCTTGGTCTCGCAGCCCTCATGGGGAATCCCATTGTCCCTCGTGAAGGCCACGATCATCTCCATGGGCCACTCCTCCAGCGGCGGCAGGTGCGGATAGTCGTCGATCTCGACCTCGGTCTCCTTCGTTTTGGTCGTCCCGACGTCCACCGGCACGCCCTCCTTGATCTCCAGGCCCTCGGCCAGCGTGGCGAAGGTGCGGTCCTTCATGCGCTTCACGGCGGCCTCGATCATGTCCACGTCCACCGCCAGCCCGCGCTGTCTCAAACCCGCCTGCACGTAATTCATGCGCTGCTCGCCCATGGCCTCGCCCTTGATGATCTGCTCCGCCGCGTCCACCAGCTCGCACACGGCGTTCCACAGCAGCCCGCGCTCCTTCTCCGTCGTATGCGCGTTGAGCCATTCCTTCACCGCCGGTATCACCTTCGCGGCAAACCGGGCCATCAGGAACTCGAACACGGCCAGCAGCACCGCGATGATCAGCCCGGTCAAATCCACCACCGGGCCCGCCGTCACGCCGCCCTCAGTCCCCTCGGCCACCGCGGGAAACAACGCGCTGCACAGCAGCAGCGCGCCAGCCAACAGAATGATAAGCAACTTCTTCATGGTCATTCTCCTCTCTTTCGCTCTCAAATGCGAAAACGTATGCGCCTTTGCCTTCCCCTTTGGGGACGGCGAGCGCCCGGGAAACAGCACTGTGCGCTGTTTCCAGCGAGCCGGGGCCGGTTAGGCCCTCTGTGGCATCGCCATCGGCGCTGACGGATGAGGTCCCCGCCGCAGCGGGCCTCAGTGCTGCTCCTTGATGTCCCGTATGTCGTGCTCGACCTCGGTCATGCGCCCCTCCAGCTTGTAGGTGCGCTCGATCAGGTTGTTGTGCTTCTCCACCTTCCGGGTCAGCTCGCTGACCTTCTCCTCGGTGACCGCCTGGTACTTTTCCAGCCTGGCGTTGAGGCGCTGGTCGTCCAGCTCGCTCTGGTGCTTGATGCTCTCCATCATGCTGGTGAGCATCTTCTCCTGGCCGCGCTTGGTCAGCACCACCTGGGTGATGATGGACGCGACCGCCGTGACGATGACGCCGATCAACGCGATCAGCGCCACCTTGATCTCCGTCGGCATCAGTCCTCACCTCCCGTGAAGAAGCTCAACGGCTTGCGGCCCATCAGCACGTTCAGATCCACGTTGCCGGAGATCCCGGGCAGGCTCCCGGTGCTGGTGTACTGCCAGAGGTCGCAGGGCATCTTCGGCTTCCACTTCTCGCCGTAGCCGGGAATCCACAGGTAGGCGAAGTGGTCGTAGTCGATGGCCCAATCACTGTACTTCTCCTGGGCCACGTAGCCCGCCACGCGAATCTCGCCGGGGCCCTGCTCCCTGGCCAGTCGGCGCAGCTCCGCCTCAAAGGCCGCGGCCAGCCTCGGCGCGTCCTTGTCCTTCGCGCCCCAGCCGGCCTCCAGGTCCAGCACCCAGAACAGCGGCCAGTGCCCGCCGGCCTTCACCGTGTCAAAGTACAGCTTCGCGTCCCGCCTGGCCGTGCTCTCGCTGGTGCAATACAGGTAGGAATACACGTGGAAGGGCACGCCCAGCCGCGCGGCCTCCGACACGTTGCGCATGTACTGCGTATCCGCGCCGTTCCTGTACAGCCCGGTCGCCTTGATCACCGCGAAGGCCAGCTGCGGGGCCAGCACGTCCCAGTTGATCTTCCCCTGGAACCGCGACACGTCGCAGATGATGCTCCCGCGCTTGCCTTCCCCTTTGGGGACGGCGAGCGCCCGGGAAACAGCACTGTGCGCTGTTTCCAGCGAGGCGGGGCCGGTTAGGCCCTCTGTGGCAGCGCCATCGGCGCTGACGGATGAGGTCTCCGCCGCAGCGGTAGCTCCCTCTGTTCCCTTGTCCTCCACCGGCTCCGGCCAGAAGCAGAAGAACTGCTTCCGCTCCTTCACGAACTCGGTCAGCTTCTGCTTCACCCTGCTGCCGCTCGCCGGATCGTTGCAATACACATAGGTCGCGTCGTACTTCCACGCGCAGATAAAGTGCCCGCCCTTGGTCCAGTAGCCGGGGCCCATGCTGCACACCACATAGCCGCCCGCGTCCAGGCACGCCTTTACGATGTCGATGTTCGCGGTCTGGATCGCCTTCGTGAACTCAAATTCATTCATGATGTGGGGAATCATGAACGTCCACGCGGTGCCGGAGTTGTCGGTCCGGTCTCCCCACTTCATGGCCAGCTTGGCCAGGTCGTAGGGCGTCTTGCTCTTGTCCTTCACGGTGGCCACGATGTCGGCCATGGCCGTGGGGCCGCAGCCGCTGTTTGCCATCGTCTGGCCGGTGTCCCCGTGGTTGGAATACATCTTCTTGCCCCACCGGGAATCCCCCTGCTTGTAGTCCACCGGCTGCACAAACCCCGTGGGCATGGAGGGCTTCGGGGCTTCCGTGGAACCGGCAGAAGCGCCTTCCCCGGTCGCCTCCCCTGTTCCCTGTTCCCTGTTCCCTGTTCCCTCGTCCTTCAACAGCGCCCCCCACGTCCTGGGCCCGCAGATGCCGTCCGCCGCCAGCCCCTTCGCGCTCTGGTAGGCGGCCACCGCCGCCTTGGTCCTCGGCCCGTAGATGGCGTCCGCGGTGATGTTGGAATCCAGCAGCAGCTGCGCCGCCAGGGTCCAGCCGCTGATCCGGTTCTTGCTGGTGCTGCACGTCCTGGCACCCTCGGCGATCTTCGCCCAGGTCCTGGGCCCGATCACGCCGTCCGGCGTCAGTCCCCGCTTGCCCTGCCAGGTCACTACGTAGGCCACGTATTCGGCGTCGAAGGTCTGATGCAGCTTCACAAAGCTGGCCTCGTCCTCCACCTTGCCGCTGACGGTGACATAGCCGGTCAGCAGCTTCGCCACAACGACCGGCACGCCGACGTCCTGGTGCCTAATCGTCTGCATCGTCCGGCACCTCCCGCACAATGATGTTCCCGCGCCCGTCGCGCTCCCAGATGGTGTCCACCTGCTTGCCCTCCGGCTCGCCCTCGATCTCAAAGCCCTCGGCGTCCCGGTTCGGATTCACGGTCCTGCCCTTTTTCCACATAGCTTCGTCCTCCTTCCCGCTGATTCCAACAAAAAACCGCCCGCAGGCGGTTTGTCGGTTTATTTGGTCACCCAGATGTACACCAGGAGGCCAACGATCACGGCCCCCACGATGATGTCCCGTATCATTCCGCATCCCTCCTTCTGTCCAACAAAAAAGCCGCCCGCAGGCGGCTTTTTAGAATATCAGCTACACCACATAGCGCATGTGGTCGCGCTGTACGTCGGTCGCGTTGACCTCGGCGTAGATCATCGTCGTTTCAATGCGCTCGTGGCCCAGCATCTTCGACACATTCTGCACTGGCATGCCGTTTTGAATGGCCGTGGTCGCCGTCGTGTGTCGGAAGATGTGCGGCGTGATCCTTTTCCCTGTTTTCCGAAAAGCACGGTCAGAAATCTCGCTCACGATATGCTCAACGGCATACCGCGTCAGGCCCGTGTGCGGGTTGCGATCCGAAACGATCAGATGCGCGTCATTGTCGCTGCGACGGTTCAGATATTCGCGCAGCGTGACATAGGATTTCGCGTTGAGGAAGCACGTTCTGTACTTGCTCCCCTTTCCCAGCACCTGCACGGTCCGCTTGTCCCAGTCCACGTCCGCCCTTTTCATGCCGCACAGCTCGCTCACCCGGCAGCCCGTGGAGTATAGCAGCTCCACGATCACCTTGTCCCGTATGTCGCCGCAGGCCCGGCGGATGTACTCCAGCTCCAGCTGAGTAAGCGCTTCTTTGGGCTTGGCCGTGTACTTGATCGGCTTGATCGCCGCGCACGGGTTACATTCAAGACGGCCCTCGGCGGCGGCCCATTTGAAAAAGCTGTTCAGCACGTCTCGTATTTTGTCCAGCGAGCGGTTGCTGATGCCCCTCTCCCGCTGGTACTGGTACAAATACTGCCGTATGTCGTTGGTTTCAATTTTGTCCATGGGCTTGTGCATGGCGGACAGGAACCGGATCAGCGCCAGCCGGTAGTTCCGCAGCGTCTCCCTGGACAGCCCTTCCAGCGCCCGGCAGGCCAGGTATTCCATCAGCATGCGCGGCCCGGCCATGTTGATGGGCACGATCGCTGTCTCCTTCCGGTTCATCTCGAACTCCGCGCCCATCCTGTCCACCACGCCCATCACGCGCCGCATGGCCTCGTCGTCAAATCCCTCGCTGACCAATTCACGTAGAAACGAAAGCCGAAACTCGTTGAACATGGGATCGCCTCCTCAATGCTCTCGATGCTCCTTTTCCGCCTCCTCCTTGCGCAGCCAGCTTGTAACGATCATCCGAACCAGGCCGCTGATTGTCGCGCCGCGCTCGTCTGCCGCTTCGCGCAGTTGTTCGATTGCGGAGGGGGAGAAAAACACGTTGATTCGCTCAGAGTTTTCCGCTTTTTTGGGAGCCATAATAGACCACTTCCTTTCGCGGTCTATTTTACATCACCATGTATCACCCTGTCAAGCGTTTTCCTCACCATTTATCCCCATATTTCCGCACTCGACGGCTATATCGCCGTGCCGGTGTAACGGTATACCGTTCCGGGCGTAATGCTGTTGGCAGACGTTGCCGTCACCTGCCACGTGTAAATGTATTGAGTGCTGCCCTGAGCGCAAAAGAAATCATAGTATTGCCCATTTGCTCCAGTGCGTCCAACAACGCCTTTTAGTAATGCCGATACTTTACCTCCCGTTAGTGTGCTGGTAGTATTGGCATTGGTTGTAATAAACGGCATCGAATGCCCAATCGGGAGCTGGCATAGGATATCATATATCTCGCTCGCTGTAATGTTACCGAACACAAGACATCCGTTTCTCGTCCAGCCATTCCATGTAGTCCCTCCTGTATTAGTTCCGTTCTGATAGATAACAGTCGGATTTGCCATATCTGTTGCACTAATGTTGATGTTGTTCCCCGTCCGGATAGCAGTGCCAATAAGATACATACCCGCCCTGGGGCCATTTGTTGTGGTGCTGGTCGTGCGGAAATAGATCATTTTGTCGGCGCTCATCTGCGCGATTTTCGCCAGCATGTCCTCCGCGCCGATGTTCACATATTCGGTGACATACGCCGTCGATTGTTCAATAGCTTCACTGAGCACCTTGCCCTGTTCCGCGCTCAGCGGTACAGTGGTCCCGCCACTGGTCAGGTTGTCTACCACGTCCGTCTTTTTCACGAACAGGCCCAGCAGCCTGCTCATCCACCTGGTTTCCAGTATAAAGCCCTTCATGGTCATTCCCCCCTACACCAGTATCATCATGCCGATGGCGATGCTCCCGCCCGGCGCGGACGCGCTCGTGAGCATGATAATGCCATCGTTACACGTTTCGTACTCGATCTCATCCGCAATGTGCTCGGCCCCGGAATCGATCCACGCATCCATGATCGCGCTATCCGCCGTCACGCCGTCCACCGCCACCGCGCAGGCGTACATCCCGCTGGGTGCGGTGAACGACCTGCCGTCCTGCGTCCAAGTCGTCCCCGGCGCGTGCCAGTCTCCCGCTGTGATGGTTTGCACCGTCCGAACCCTCGGCACCACCAGCGCCTCCACAGCGGCGTTGAAGTCCTCCCGCGTGATCGGGGCGTCCGGGTCGATGGTTACGGTCAAATCGTCGCTCGTGTTGGTGGTCAGCGTAGCCTCGTACTCGAATACATAGTCGGCCATGGTGGAAATCGACGGCACATCCACCTCGCTGCCCTCCTCGGCCTGATAGATGGCGAGCAGCGTCTCGCCCACCACCTCCGTCTCGCCGTCCATCAGCTTCGCGTATAGCCCGATCTGCGTCATCGTCCATGCGCTCGCCTCCGGGCGCACCTGGACGCCGACATACAGTTCCCAGTATGGCAGCACGGGCTTTGATACATTGTAGCGCGTGATGCTCAGCGCGTGCTTGCTCCCCTTGACGTCCGTCTGCTGCATCAGCACCTCGATCTCGTATCGACCCGTCCCGCCCTTCGCGGCGGTGATCTGCATTGTGCCGCCATCAAGCCAGCGCTGCATCAGCGCCGTGCCGCCGTTGGTTACAACTGCCCTCCATGCCATAATTGCCCCTCCTCATATCAGGATGACCATGCCGATTGATAAAACGCTCTCCGGCTTCTGCGCACATGTCAGCATGATCCATCCGTCATCAATGGTCTCATACTCAATCGGACAGGCCGGATATTCGCCGTTCGCGTCGATCCACGCCTCCATGATGATGCTGTCGGATCGGACCCCCTCGACCCGAAGCGCGCAGGCGTACATGTCATCCGGCGCGGTAAATGTATGCGCATAGTAGGTCACCGTGTGATACCATCTCCCGGCTCTCCAGGTCGTCCCCGGCTCTTTCCAGTAGTTCATACCGTATAGCCGGTTCCCGTCCTGGTTGGTGATATACACGGTCTTGGTGGCTTGCAGCTTTTTCGCGCGCTGCGCACCCAGCACATCGTCCATCTGATCCTCGCTGACAAACACCTCCGGCGCACATTCAAGCGCCACCGCGTCGCCCGTGTTGCTGACACTAAGCGCCATCGACAGCTCGTGTACCAGTTCGGCCAGAATCGAACTCGATAGCGGTACGTTAATGCCGCTGCCGGACGCGATTTGGTAAAGGGCAATCAGTGTCTCGCCCACCACCTCCGTTTCGCCGTCCATCAGCTTCGCGTACAGCCCGATCTGTTTCAGCGTGTACGCTTTCCCGCCCGTACTCGATTTTTCCTTGTAGACCTTCGCGTTTGCCCGCAGCACCGTCCCGGATGACGCGGATACCTGCTGGCAGCCCGACAGCTCCAGCGTGTGCGCTTCGCCGGAAACGTCCTCCTGCGCATACATCTGCGCTGCGTCCACCGTCTCAGTGCCGCCCTTCGCGCCGGTGATGATCAGCGCGCCGTCCCCGACGATGAATCGCTGCATCAGTTCAAGGCCCTTGCCTGTGATCGACGATACCCACATACTGTCACCCTCTAATTCGGCCTGTAGTTTGTCGCCTTGCCGCTGTCGCGCTGCAAGATACCGGCGCTTCCGGTCAGCGCCCACAGCCCGGCCTCGCCCTTGCCGCCCCGGTAGTAGATGCCGTCCAATACGCTGCGCACGTTTTTGACCGCGTTGATGATCCGCACAAAGCGCTCGTAGTCCTCGGTCATCACGGTTTCGCTCACCGTAAAAATGCGGAAGTGTCCCGGCTCGCCGTCATACTCCCACCACTCCTGTACCTGGCCCGCGCCGTACACGCCGTTGAACGCCGTCAACACCGCCTCCGGCGTGCCCAGCCGGGCGTAGATGTCCTGCGCGTCCTTGATCGTCTGCCGCTTCTCCTCCAGCGTGGCGGTACTGTCGTACCACGTCACGTTGTACTCCCAGGCCAGCTCGTCCAGTCGCCACTCCGGCATTTTGTCGGTGTCGTTCAGGATCTCCAGTCCCTCCCGGCACCTGTCCAGGAAGTAGTTCATGCCCGCTTCGATGGCCCGGGCCAGCGCGTAACCGTTCGGATCGGCGAGCAGGAACGCCGGGAACAGCTGCTTGATGCTGAAATTGATCATGCTCCTATCACCGCCGTCGTGATCGTGCCGCTGCACACCTCATTGTCCTCGATCTCGGTGTACTCGATGGTCGAACCGCCGTCAAATCGGCTGCTGCTTCCGAAAACCACCCGCGTGGCCCCGGCCTGATACAGCAGCGATTTCAGCATGTCCGGGTCAAAAGCCCTGCCGATGTGCCTGTCCTGCCAGTCGGAATATTCCTGCACCGCCTCGGCCACAGCGCTCTCGATGCTCGTTCCCGCCGGCGCGCCGTACTGTACCGCCAGCGTATAGGGCACCTTCGTGGCCAGCGCCGCGGTCACATGGTCCGTCAGCGGGCGCGCCGTCTTGGGGCTCAGCGCCTCCACCACCGCCGCGATGATGGCCGCCGCGCCGGTCTCGTCGCTCAAAAGCAGGTACACGCACACGCTCAGGTCCGAAGCGGCCAGCGGCCTGGCGTCCAGGATCACGCTGGAAACGGCCATGGCCGCGCTGCGATAGCTCTCCTCGGTGCCGGTGGTCACGCTCACAAGGCCCTTCGCGCGTATGCGCTCGCGGTAGGCTTCCCAGTCCTCGTCATCCTGCCCGCCGGCGGCGTCCGTAGCGCATGTCACGCTCTCCACGCCCGCGTGCTGGAGCAGAAATTGCAGCTGCGCCCCGGCAAGCAGCCCGTTGCCCGCCGCTCCGGCCTTGCTGCAGGTGATGGCGGCGGTCACGCTCCTGGCCTCGCCGGTGTCCTCCACCGCCTCGTCCAGCGTGTACAGCATCGCGCCGTCCTCGGTCAGCGCCTCTCCCGCCGCGATGGTCTCGGTTGTGCCGGTGCTCCTGAAGGTGATGGTCACCGTGGCCGTGGCCTTCGTCGCCTCGATGTACGGGCAGTTCCGGTCCTCGCCGATCACCTTCAGGTAGTCGCGCACCGCATAGCGCAGCGTGGCCATCCGGATCCCGTTGTCCACGCCTGCGAAGGCCTGAACGAACATCTGCTGCACGGCCCGCAGCATGATCTCCTTCTCGTTTCCCGGATACAGCACCTCGCCCCCGGCCCCCACATAGGCCTCCGTCATCGCCTGCCACAGCGCGTCCGGATCATAGGTCACATAGTGCAGCCCCGTGTCCTGCATATCAATCACTCCTTTAGCCTTCCCCTTTGGGGAAGGTGGATTTTGACAGGGACATTGTTGTCCCTGTCAAAAGACGGATGAGGTCCCCGCCGCAGCGGTCCCCCGCCAACTCATTCGATTTCTGTCTCGATAACGCACCGGATGATGGTTTCCCCCGCGGCGTTGGTGTCGAACTCCGCGCTCACCACCTCCACGTCCGGCTCCCACAGCATCACCCGGTCCAGCTCCGGCAGCAGCGCCTCCTCCGCCTCGGAGAGCGGCAGGTCGAAAAGCGCCCGGTCCAGCCCGCGCTGGCGGTCGAAGGGCACCTCGCCCTTGCGCAGCATCAGCAGGTTCTTCGCGTTTTGAAGCGTTCGCTCCAGCATGTCGCTGTCGCACTCAAAGTCGATCCTCCCCGGCTCGTTCGTAATCACATACTGGGCCATGACGGCTCACCTCCGCTATCTGTAGGCATTCCCAGCGGTCCATTTGAGCCCGCCGCCGCTCAGCTTCCCGGAGCGCTTTGCCTCCACCTTCGCCGCCAGCTTGCAATCCTGGGTCTGCTGGTTGGCTTGTCGTATCTGCGCTTTCTGGTAATTGGTAAGCGGCACCGTCACCTTTTCCGCACTGGCAGGTCGCACCGTGCCCTTTTTCGCCCCGCCGCCGCTGCTCTTGGATGAGGATGTCGCCGGCGCTTCGCTGCCGTCATATTTGCTGGCCTGCTTGAAGCTCAGATCCACCTCGCAGCTCACCCATTTGCCACCCGCGGCGATGACGATGTTCCCGATCTTGGCGCTCACCAACGTGAACTGGCTCGGGAACAGCTTCCGCCTGCTCATGTACAGATAGTGCTTTTCCCCCCTGGTGGCCAGCTTCACCATCTCCAGCGCCTTCTGCTGCACATTGTCGGTCAGGTAGGCGTTCAGCTTCGCTGTCATCGAAAACTCAATGGGCTTTCCCGTCTTGTAGCTGGCGTACTTCTCGCCGCCGCTCTCCTTCTCCTCGGTCTCGCAGGAGCCGGTAAAGCTCAGATCCTTCACGCCGATGATGTCCCTGGGCTGCACGTGGAAATCCAGCGATCCCCACACCACCAGGTGCTTGCTCGGATGCTTCGCCGTCTTGGCCATGCGCTCACTCCTCCCACATACTTGCAGAGTGGTGTCGGAGGGGCGCAGCTCCTCCGACTTTCAATCCGTTCCCTCCCACAAACCTGCCGGGAGGTGTCGGAGGGGCGCAGCTCCTCCGACTTTCAATCCGTTCCCGACGACATGTGCGTCGGGACGGAATGTAATTCTGCTCCGCAGAATTCATACCTTGCAGATTTTGCGACCGGAAGCCATTTGGCTTCAAGCAAAATCTGTCCAAAGGGGTGGTATTGGCGGGGGAAGCAGGTCCCCCGCCAACTCACTTTACTCCTCCCACGGCGCTACCTCCGGCAGCGCCGCCTCCTCGTCCTCCGGCAGCTCGATCACCGGCATGAACAGCTTCTCGCCGCCGGCAAAGCGCACCAGATGGCCCAGCTCCGGGTTGGCGCACAGCAGCTCGGCGGCGTATTTCTCGTCCCCGTAAACGTCAAAGGCCACGCTGTCGAAGCTCTCGCCGCCGGAACACACGTATCTCTCCCGGTACAGCTCCATCACACGTACACCTCCACCTGGTCCCTGAAGCGCTGCTCAATGAGCGCGTCCTTCACGGCCTTCTTCACGATCTGCGCCACCCGCGCCTTGTCCTTCTCCAGCACGCTCTCCACGCCCGAAGCGTCCCCGGCGTTGATCGTCGGCGCGTAGGTGCTGTTCACCACCACGTTCCCGGCGTCGCCGTTCAGGCCGCCGTTGCGGGCCAGCAGCTCGTCCCAGCCGAAGCCGCTGGCCTGGGCCGCCGCCGTCAGCAGGTCCGCGGTGCGCTCGGTGTGCTCCTCCGGGATGGCCCATTCCGCCACGTCGCCCTCGCCGAAGATCGACGCCTCGGTGGCCCTGCCGCCGGAGGCGAATAGCGCCGGCTTCACCACGCCCGGGCCGCCCTGCCGGGTGAAGATCGGCACGGTCACGCCCCGGCTGGCGGTGCTCTGCATGCTGCCCAGCTCCGCGTTCATGGCCTCGGTGCCGCCGGTGGTCCCCACCGGCACCTTCACGCCGTCGCCCACCGCCTCCTGGGCCTCGGAAAGCGCCTGCTCCCCGGCCTCGGTGCCGCCGGTGGTCCCCACCGGCACCTTCACGCCGTCGCCCACCGCCTCCTGGGCCTCGGAAAGCGCCTGCTCCCCGGCCTCGGTGCCGCCGGTGGTCCTGGCCAGGTAGTCCACGTAATACTCCGGCAGGTTCTCCGGCGCTTCATCCCGCACGTGGGTGGTCACGCCGGTCAGCTCGTCGAGGCGATTGTTGGCCGCCTCCCACTGCTGAATCAGGTTGTCGGCGTTCTGTCCCAGGCCGGTCAGCCTGGTGATCTCCGCGTCCAGGCTCATCGTCAGGTCATCAATCTCCTGAACGCCCAGAGCGTCCAGGTTCTCGGCCACCGCCTGGCCGTACTCATCCACGCCGCCCACGGTCTGTCCGCGCCGCGTGCCGCGCTCCTGGATCTCCCGGTCGATGGCTTCACCGGCAAGGCCGGTCTGTCCGATCAGCGACTTGTAGCGCCCGCTGACCTCGCCCTGCGGGTTCAGCAGCTTCATGATCGGGCCGCTGACCTCGTTCAGCATCCGCAGGTTTGCGGACAGCGATTCCAGCTCCGCGTCGCTGTACTTCGACCAGTCCATGCTCGAAAAATCGGTGATGCCCTCGGCGTTCCGCGCGGTCAGCCACTGCCACGCTTCCCGCTCGTCGCTGCCGTTCATCAGCGCTTCCAGCGCGGCCTCCGCGAACACGCCGAACTCGCTGTCGATTCGCGCCTGGTTCTCCTGGAACTCCCGCTGGAACTCATCCCTGATCCGCTTGGTCACCGCTTCCCGGTTGGCCTCGGTAACGGTTGTCTTTTCGCCGTTCCACTCGAACTCCGTGCCGTTCTTCACGGCGTCCTCGATGGCGGCTTCGATGATGCCCCATTCCCGGTAGTACAGCTCTTCGTTGGCCTTTTTCTTCTCGTTCAGCCCGGTATTCAGGCTCTGAAGGTATTCCTCCGCGCTGTCCCAGCTCACATTCCCGGCCCTGGCCAGCTCCTCGAAGTACGACTGCCGGTCCATGCGGTCGCTGATGGCCGCCTGGATCTCGTTCATGGTCTGTACGGTCTTGTTGATGATCTCGTCCCGCTCCGCCTCGGTGATGATGCCGTCGTCCATCGCGGAGGCGAGCTTTTGCCGCAGCTCCGCGCTCACGGTCTCCGCCTCGTCCATCAGGTTTCCGTACCAGGAATTTACCAGGTCGTAGGACATGATCGCCGCGTCCGTCTCGTCCTGGGTCTGCATGTCGCCGAACAGCACGTCCAGGAAGTCCATGTCCCGCATGCGGGCGCTGCCGATGCCGGAAAGCAGGCTCGCGCCGATGTCCTTGCCGTACTGGGTCAGCTGCGCTTTCTCCTGCTCCGTCAGCTGCTTGCCCGTCAGCGTGTCGAACATCAGCTGCTCGGAAAGCGCCGTGGTCAGGCTCTGGTAGTTCGCCTGGGCCTCGGCCAGCGATCCGCTCCACGCCTCCACCGCCGCCTGCTCCGCCGTCAGCTTGCCGGCGGTGCCGTCCACGTAGGTGCCCAGCTGCTCCAGGTCCAGCTCCATGGTGCCGAAGTTGTCCTTGAAGTTGATCTCGTTCAGCTTCGCCAGGTGGCTCGCCAGCCCCGCGGCGCCCATCGCCGCAACCACGAACGCCGTGCCCCAGGGGCCCAGCGCCGCGATGCCCTTGATGGCCCAGCTGCCCGCGATCAGCCCCGGCCCCATAGCGCCCAGCGCCGTCGCCGCGCCGGTCAGTCCCGCCAGCTTCTCCTCCGGCAGGTTGTTCAAAAAGTCCAGCACGCCCCCGGCCTTCTCCTGGAAGGTCTCGATGGGCCCGGACAGGATGTCGCCGACCTTGCGCTTCAGCTCCTCTTCCTTGCTCTTCAGGATCTCGGTGCTGCCCATCAGGCCGCTGGTCTGGATCCTGGCGATGCGCGCGGCGTAGCCCTCGCTGCCCGAAATGTCCGCCAGCAGCCCGTCATAGTCCTGGGCGGCCGCCTTCAGCATGGCCATCGCGCCGGTGATCGTGCGCGTGGGGAAGATCGACGCCAGCACATTGTTGCGCTCCGCCTCGTCCATGCCCTCCAGCGCCTTGTCCAGATCCTTGAAGGTGGTCAGGAACGGCTTCAGCTTGCCGTTGGCGTCGTAGGCGGAAAAGCCCTGCTCCTCCAGCAGCCGGTTGGCCTCCTCCAGCTTTCCGCTGTCCGCGGCCAGCTCCTCCAGCTCCTCCTCGGTCACCTCCAGCCCGTCCATGGCCTCGGCGGCCTTCTTCGTCGGGGCGATCAGGCGCAGCATCGAATTGCGCAGCAGCGTGCCCGCCCGGCTGCCCACCGTGCCGGTGTCGGCCAGCACCGCCAGCATCGTGAACAGCTCCTCGGTGCTGTCGGCGAACACCGCCGTGCTGCCCATCGCCGTCAGCGCGTCGCCCAGCTCCGCCACATTGGTGGCGCTGCTGTTGGCGGCCAGCGTCCACTGGTCCACCATCGTCGCCGCGTAGTCGGTGCCCTTTCCGGTGGCGTTCAGCGTCTTGATCAGGTCGTCCAGGCCCTCGGACAGGGTGATGTTACCCGCCTGGGCCAGGTTCATGGCCACCGGGATGCCCTCCAGCATCTCCTCCAGGTCCCAGCCGGCGTGCGCCGCCTCGTTCACGGCCCGCGCCATGTCGTCAGTGTGGAAGATGCTGTTGGCCGCCCAGTCGGAAACGTGCTCCTCCAGCGTGGCCATGGCCCGCGCCCGCTCGCTGGCGCTCCTGTACTGGGTGGTCATCGCGCCCTCGGCTTCCAGCATCAGGGTTTCGTAGTCCTTGTAGACCTCCACCGCGTCGCTTTCCCACTCGCGGATCTTGCTGCCCAGCTGGTCCACCACCGCGCCCAGCTGGCCCATCTTGCCGGCCAGTCCGTCAAAGCCCGATGTGGTCTTGCCGCCGATGATCAGATCGGTCCGTAGCTGTTTCGCCATCCTTCACTCCCCCTGTGCCGTCAGCCGAAGGCGCACACAATCCGCCCCGTGCCGTCGTCAAACATGAAAAAAACGACGCGGCTTCCCACGTCGTAAATCTCTTCTCCCATGCCCGGAAGCGGCGGCGTCACCAGCTCCGGCCTGTCCTCCGACCGTATGCTGTACCCCTGCGCCGTGACCCCCTCGATCACGCCCCGCTCCAGCATCGCGCCATATTCACACTCCATAGCACCGCTCCCCCGCCAACTCATGCGATACCCTCGATGCACCGCAGGAGGATGGCCTCCGTGCTTCCGTTCTTCAAATCCTGCTCCACGCTGTCCACCATCCAGCTGCCGGCGGCGTCGGTGGGGCCCTCTATGTCCGCACGCACCATGGGCTTCATGGCCGCGTTGAAAGCGCTCCTGATCGTCAATCGCTCGCTCTCCCGGTTGTCCATCAGCAGCAGGCCCCGGGCCCAGCGGCCCGCCTGCGTTTTGTCCGTCGCCGGCAGGGCGATGCTCCGGGTGTTCTGCGAAATGCCCAGGCTGTCCCGGGCCGTCACCCGGATCCCCGGGGCCAGCACCGTCAGCGCCGATGCCCGCTCCGCGGGCTGGTTCCTGTGCACGACCTCCGGCTGGTCGGTGTCGATCCACAGGTCGATGCTGGCCGCCCGCTTCTGGGCCCATTCCACCGAGATCGCCCGGAAGGCCCCGTTCAGCGCCATCACGGCCAGGCCCTCCATTCGGCCCAGCCGCTCCAGGAAGGCGGCGCAGCCCTCGTCCCTTCGCAGCAGGAAGCTGTATCTGATGTCGCCCTCCAGCCCGTAGATGCCCTCGCCCATGCCGCACTCCGCCGCGCAGCGGTGCAGCAGCGCCGAAAGTGTGTCGTTGGCGTAGCCCCGCCACGCCCTGTGCCGCGCCGCGGCGGGCAGGCTGGTGGCGATGATGCGATAGCTGTCCCCCTCCGGCACCATGCTGTTCAGGTACAGCCTGCCGGTGCTGTAGCCGTCGCGCTCCACGATGATCTCGTCGTCCCGCTTCGGCCCCCAGCGATACCATGCGGCGGCATGATCCACTTCCAGCTCCAGACTGTCCGCCCGGCCATGGGAAAACGCCCGGTGCACGCACCGCGTCACGTTCGCATAGCCGTCCATGTCCGTGCCCTCGTAGTACAGCTTCACGCCGTCGCCTCCTTCCGAAGCCTTCCCCTTTGGGGAAGGTGGATTTTGAGAGCGACATTGATGTCGTTCTCAAAAGACGGATGAGGTCCCCGCCGCAGCGGTCGCCTCCCATTACTCCTCCTCAGCCTCCCGCTCCCGCTTCACCCGCTGCTGGTATTCCCTCAACGCCGTGCGGATGTCCATGAAGCGATACAGCGCCATGTCCATCAGCACGTTCAGCGGCGTGTGCGTCGCGATGCCCGTGTCAATCACACATTGGTAATACGCAGATTTCCCAGCCGGGAGGCGCTTTTGAAAAAAAGCTGTCCGATCTGCGTGGCCTTGATGGCGTCCTCCATGGACAGGCGCTCCATGATGTCCTCGGCGTCCACGTGCTCGGTGGCCTTGGCCGCGGCCACGGCGAAAAGGTAAAGTGCCTGCTGCGCGCTGATGCCCTCGGCGGCGGGCTTCGCCGGTGCCGCCTTGTCCATGGCGTCCACAAACTCCCAGCCGGTCAGCGCGCCAAAGTCAAATTTCAATGCTTTGATGTCGGATCCGTCCGCAAGCAGCGGCACAGCCAGCTCATAGGTGCCCTTGCGGGCGTCGTCCACGATGCCCTGCAGCTTCTGCCGCACCTCGGCCAGCACCGCCTCGCGGACCTCCTCCGCTTCCGCGCCCTTGCGCGTCACATCCTTGGCAGTTTCGCTCATATTTTTCTCCCTTCAATGAAACCGCCCCGAAAAGCGAAAACGTTCGCGCTTTTCGG